CTCAAATCAACACCGCATTTGTGAACCAGTTTTCAGCAAATGTGACAATGCTTTCACAGCAGATGGGTAGTCTGTTGCGGAACACAGTCGATACTGAATCAGTAACCGGCGAAAAAGCGTTCTTTGACCAAATCGGTAGTGCAGCGGCTGCTGTTCGTACCACTCGCCATGGCGATACGCCATTGATGGAAACACCGCATTCACGCCGGATGGTGACACTGTCTGACTTTGAATATGCTGATCTGATCGATGATCAGGACAAAATCCGCATGTTGTCAGATCCGACATCAGTCTACGCAAAAGCGGCGGCGGCTGGCATTGGCCGGGCAATGGATGACACAATCATCACTGCCTTTAATGCGGCTGCTTCAACAGGCAAAGCTGGCGCAACATCAACAGCTCTACCGGCTGGCAATATCATTGCCCATGGTTCCGCTGGACTGACTGTTGCAAAGCTGATTTCAGCCAAAAAGCTGCTTGACGCTGGTTCAGTCGATCCATCAATCAATCGCTACATTGTTGTCTCACCAGAGCAAATCGAAGATCTGTTGAACACAACATCTGTTACCAGCGCTGACTTTAATACAGTCAAAGCTCTGGCAACTGGAACGGTTGATTCGTTTGTCGGCTTCAAGTTCATCGTGAGCAATCGTTTGAAAGACGATGGCACATCACGCCAGTGCTATGCATGGGCTGAAGATGGAATGAAAATGGCAATCGGTAAAGAACCATCTGCACAAATAACACAGCGTGCCGATAAATCTTACGCCACTCAGGTTTACTATTGTGCATCATTCGGGGCAACTCGCATGGAAGAAGCAAAAGTAATCCAAATCCTTTGTAACGAATAGATTGGAGATTAGTTATGGGAACAGTTTATTCTGACCAAAAAACCAAGTGGGATCAAAACAACCCCACTGAAATGATCAAGCCTATTGAGCAAGGTGGGCGTGTCAGGATTGCTTATGGCAGCTACACAGCCGCCGCTGAGCAATCAGACATCCACATGTTCAATCTGCCAAACGGCGCGCGGATCCTTAGTGGTCAGCTTGTACATGCGGCACTTGGTTCATCAACAACTTTGTCGGTTGGTCATGCCGAATACAAAAATGCAGCCGGTACAACCGTTGCTGCTGATGTAGACGAGTACAAGGCCGCTGCCGCTTCAACATCGATCACAACTGTCGGTGCATGCTTAACCGCTGCATTGGGCCTCAATAGTGTGGTTGACGCTGATGCGACAGGTATTCCAGTCACTGTGAGCCTTGCTGGCGCTAATGGCACCGGCTTGATTGAGTTCACAATGGAATATGTGATCGACTAAAACCTTTGGGTCAGGTGTGGAAAAGCTCCCTTTTTCACCTCTAAGAGACACGCCTGACCCAATCCCTTTTTATTTAATGAGGTATCGACATGCCATCAGCCGTGGACATTTCTAATGCTGCGCTCAATACGCTTGGCGCGACAAACATCACCAGCTTGACTGAAGATTCAAAAGCTGGGCGTTTGATCAACCAGCGTTACGAGTTAGTGCGTGATGCCGTGTTTCGTTCCCATAATTGGAATAGCCTCATAAAACGCGCTAATTTGGCTCAGAACGCCGTGTCACCGGCATTTGGGTATGCCAACCAATATACACTGCCAACCGACTGTCTGCGCGTTCTAGAGTTCAGCAATGGCACCCTGATGTATCCGCAAGACAATATGACCAGCAACACTGGTGGCCCAGTCTATGTCATTGAGGGTAGGGAGCTGCTAAGCGATGAGGGAACTGTCTTAATCAAATACATCGCGCGCATCGAAGACCCAAACCAATATGACACGCTGTTGATTGATACGCTTGCCGCCCGGCTGGCGATGGAGATCTGCTATGCCATTACTGGCAGCAATGCGATGATTAGCACAACCAAAGCGCTCTATGATGAAAAGATAAAGGAAGCCCGGTTTGTTGACGCTACCGAAGGCGCGGCAGCTAAGTTTGAAGCCTCTGACCTTATTGAAAGCCGGTTCTAACAGTGGCGCGTTCTGCACCATCATTAACCAGCTTTGTTGCTGGTGAGCTATCACCAAGGCTAGAGGGCCGGGTTGATCTTGATAAATACCGTCAGGGCGCGGCTGAGTTACTAAATATGGTGGTTCATCCGCATGGCGGTGCATCACGCAGACCCGGCACTGAGTATATTGGCGAGATCCAAAGCAGTTCTGTTAAAGGCAGATTGATACCCTTCCAGTTTAAAACGACTGACACCTACATTCTGGAATTTGGCAACAATACCATGCGGGTTATCCGCAATGGCGGCTATGTTCTAGACACAGCTAAGAATATTACTGCCGCAACGGCAGCATCGCCGGGTGTGATTACCAGCAACAGTCATGGTTTTAGCAATGGCGATGAGATATTTATTTCGTCTGTCGGCGGCATGACTGAGCTGAATGGCCGTAATTATCGCGTTGCCGGTGTTGCAACAAACACATTTACGCTGACTGATTTGTTTGGCGTTGCCATTGATACCACCAATTTCACCGCATATACCAGTGGCGGCACTGCCGACAAGTTAACGACAGTGGCATCGCCATATCCCGAAGCTGCATTGCCAGATCTAAGGTTTGTCCAATCAGCCGACACAATGTTTATTGTGCATCAAGATTATGCACCCCGAAAGCTAACTAGAACTGACCATGACGCATGGACATTTACTGAGGCTACATTTATCGATGGCCCCTACTTGGATTTGAACACCACCACGACAACCCTCAATCCCGCCGCTACAAGCGGCACTGGAGTGGCTCTAGTTGCATCGGCTAACCTTTTTGCCTCTACAGATGTAGGGCGGCTGGTGAGCCTTCCCGGTGGCAACGCCACAATCACGGCATTCACAGATGCCCAAAATGTAACTGTTACCATCAATGAAAACCTCTCAGCGTCCACCGCCACAACTGATTGGGCGCTTGGTGCGTTTAGTGGCACAACAGGTTATCCGGGTGCCGTTACATTCTTTGAACAGCGCCTGATTTTTGCCGCGACAACAAATGAGCCGCAAACAATATTCATGTCAAAGTCTGGTGATTATGAAAACATGACCGCTGGCACTAATGATGACGATGCAATCATCTATCAGATAGCATCAAATCAGGTGAACAACATTAGATACCTTGCAGCGACAAGGGTTCTGACAATAGGCACATCTGGTGGCGAGTTCGTTTTGACCACCACTAATGATGGGCCTATCACACCAACAAACGCGCAAATCAGGAAATATTCCAACTATGGCACAGCAGCGCTGGAGCCGGTGCAAGTCGCTGATGTGACGCTTTTCTTGCAGCGCGCCAAGCGAAAGCTTAGAGAGTTTAAATATTCCGGCGAGATCAATGCTAGCGGTTATGCAGCGGCTGACATGACCATCCTGTCAGAACATATTACGCAAGGTGGCATGGCTGACATGGCCTACCAGCAAGAGCCGGATAGCATTGTCTGGATGATCCGCAATGATGGTCAGCTTATCGGCATGACATATCGCCGGGAAGAGCAAGTTGTTGCGTGGCATCAGCATAAGATTGGCGGCACCTATACCGGCACACATGGTTCTCTCGCATCAGCCACATATGACTATGGAATGGTTGAAAGCATTGCCACGCTGCCAACTGAGGATAACGAAGACGAGCTTTACATGATTGTGAAGCGCACGATCAATTCTGTCACTAAACGCTATGTTGAGCGCATGAAGCCGTTTGATTTTGGATCTGCCGTAACTGCCGCGTTTTTTGTTGATAGTGGTCTAGCCTATGCTGGATCAGCCGCTACATCTTTGTCTGGCTTGTATCATCTACATGGCCAAAGCGTTAGCGTTTTAGCCAATGGCGCAACGCATACTGATGAAACCGTTGCAAGTGGCGGCATCTCATTAGATGTCTCAGCAACCACAGCGGCGGTTGGTCTGCCCTATACCAGTAGGCTCACAACCCTGCGGCTTGAAAGCGGCAGCGTTGATGGAACAAGCCAAGGCAAGATCAAACGCATCCACGATATCACCTTGCGGCTGCATGAGACTGTCGGTGTCGAGGTTGGCAGCTCTGTCGGCACAATTGACAGAATACCATTTAGAGACAGCTCCATGGCCATGTCAGCGGCTGTTGATCTGTTTACCGGCGATAAAGACATTGAGTTCCGGGGTGGCTTTGAGGAAGACGATCAGATCGTTATCCAGCAAACCCAGCCCCTGCCGCTGACAGTTCTGGCGGTTTATCCACGCATGAACACATTCGATAGTTGAGGTAAATAATGAGCTTTTTCCAGATAGCATCAATTGGCCTTGGTTTATATGGCGATTATCAAAAAAAGAAAGCTGGTGACAAAGCGTCTGCATTTTCGGCTGCTATTGGCGAAGAAAACGCGAAAATCATTGAGCGCGACATTGATATTGCAGACCGCCAGATTGAAATTCTTGGCCGTAATCTTGCGCTGTCCAACGAGCGTAAAGGCAAAGCATTCAGAAGGTTTAGAGGAGCTGGCACCGCAATATATGGTGGCGGCGGCATAGAATTGAGCCGGGGCGCGCCGGTCACAGTGGAATTAGCATCAGCGGCTGAGTTTGAATATGAATTGTCGGTTGATGCCTACAACACATCTATTGCAATTCTTGAGCAAGAAGACCGCAAGGTTGAAGCCGGGATGCGCGCTAATGTCAGCCGGATGGGCGGTCAGGCCCAAGCGTCAGCCTATGCGGCGCAAGGCACAACTGCTTTGCTAACAGGGCTTGGCACTACCATTGGCAACGCCAGCGATTATGGCATGTTCACACAATCCTATTGGGATGATTTTAGCGTTAGTTAATGGAGTTGCTTAATGCCTAAAGTGCCGGTTTATCAAAGCCAAGCTACACCCACCACAGATACCGGGATGGTTAGCTACACGCGCGCTCAAAAAGACAGCCGTCCATATATCCAAGCTGCGTTAGCTGAAGGCGAGACAGCATCAACAGCGGCAACGCTAATATCTAATTTTATGGATAAGCGGATCAGATCTGAAGGTGACCTTGCGGCTGACATGGCATTAGCTGGGGCTGACGCTGCACTTGAATCAGAGGTAAGCCGATTAAGCCGTGTAACAGATCCAACATCAGTTTTTAACGATGATTTGGCTGGCCCTAATAATTGGATGGGTAATGTCAACGATATTAGGGATGCTTCCACAAGTGGGCTGAACACATACGCGAAAAAAAGATTTAACACAAAGTTTGCAGCAAGGGCAGCGCAGCATCGATCAACATTGCGCGTGGCAATTGACGAGCGAGTTGTTGCATCAAGATTAGCGCTTTTTGATACTGAGCTGGAAAACCTTACATTGAATTTTGGCAATATCAATAATTTCAAAAGCAACCCTGATGCACAAAAAATGACTGAAAATTATGCAAACGCCCGATTTGATCTTTTAAATGTTGGGCGGCAACTTGTTGCAGAGGGGCTGCTATCACCAGATGATTTGCAATTAAAATTAAATAAGTCTCATAACACCATTGCTGAAACTGCAATGTCACTGTTTTTTAACGAGCAAACAAATCCAGTAGCAGCATTCAAACAATTAAAGGCTGGCGGCGAGAAAGCAAGAAACCTTGCAAGGAACCACCCTAATGCCGGGTTTGGAATGGACATGCTTAAAAACATGCCAAACCAACAAGAAAGACTTGAACTGCTAGAAAAGCTTGAGGAAGCTGCTTACAAAGCCGCTGACAGGGAAGACAAAGAACAAGCAGCAAGAGACAAAACAGACAAAGTTAAATATACAAAAATGTTCAATAGTCTGTTTGAATCCAATATAGAACCCGGTTCTGTA